CTGCTGGCACAATTAGCGGTAACTACGAAACCCTGTTGGAAGATTACATCCAAAAGATGCTACTTTGGTGGGTGATGGTGGATGTAACGCCTAATCTTTGCTATCGCATGGATAACGGCACACTAGTCCAGCGTCAAAGTGAAGACACTGTGCCTGTTTCGGATGTGGTCATGAAGGATATGATTGACCGGGCACGCCAAAATGCGGAACACTACACCACTTTGTTAGTCGATTACCTATGTGCTAATAGCAGTTTGTTCCCGGAATACTCAACTGCGCAGTGGCCTGATCGCTCACCACGTACTGATGTCACAAATACGCTGAATTATCAGTTCAGCACAGGCAATACTGCTACAAGCTTTCGCCCTACTTACTCACGTAACATCATTAACCGTATACCATGAGTGATAAAAAAACATTGAAGCAAGAATACACTGAACGTTTACGCAAATATGAGCGTGAATTATCATTAAAACTACGTGCCAATGTCAGCAAAGAAGCAGACAAAACCAAAAAGTGAGAAGCCTGTAAGTGTTACTTACAAGTCTATTCGCTATTATGTGCAACTATTCGATGGGCTGTGGTCTATTCCGATAGCTTTTGCGCTATTCATCATTGCAGGTACATTAAGTGCAGAATACTTTGGCGATGCTTTGATAAGTACCGAATACGTGCAATACATCGTGCTGGCTTTACTCATTATGGTGTTTGCCAACTTTGTTACCTTCTTAGGTATTCGCTTCAATTTTCGGGCATTGCAGCATGCCGTTTACAATCGTGAAATAAAGAATGAAATAAATAATTTAAGCACATGTCAAAAGGTTGTATTATATCTTGTATTGTATGCTTTCTTCTTTGCTTCGTTCCTGTTTGTACTTCGCATGCTGATGACGGCTACTGCGTAAGAACTACGGCTGCAGCTTTTGTAGGTGTAAAGGAAAAAGGGGGTAACAATCAAGGTTTCAATGACAGAGCATTGTTAGTGCTGATGCGTCAAGAAGGTTGGTTGCCCGGATACGCATGGTGTTCTTTTTTCGTCATGGCAATGCTAAACGAATGTGGTGTTCCGAACAATATCACAGGGTGGTCGCCTTCTGCATATAACCAGCGTGATGTGATTTATACAGATGGCAAGTTTAAGCAATCCTATAGCGATAAGGATGTGCTAATAATGACACTAAGCTATGCCCAGTTCAAGAACAAAAGATTCAAGGGCATTGGTCACACTGGTATCGTGGACAGGGTAGGCAAGTATTCGGTGCGTACTATTGAAGGCAACACAAATGATCAGGGGATGCGAGATTCACGTTCACGTGATGGAGTGTATTACAAGATTCGACCACTAACTAAAAATCTACACATTACACGATGGGGAAAATGACAAAGCTGGCAATCGGATTGGCTGTTGTAATTATCGCACTGGCATTGATATTCAGCGTGCGTACATGTAACCGACCTGTAACAAATCCAGCTATAAAAAGGTTACAGGATGTAAACGATTCGCTGTACCAAATCATTGAAGCAAACAATGCCAAAACTGATAGTCTGTTCTTAAAAATCGATAGTCTTCAGGTGCATCAGGATACAATCGTGCAAAGGCAAGAAATAACTAATGAAATTTATCGCAATGAAACCTATAACATTCTTTCTGCTTCTCCTACTAACGCCACTAATCAGTTCCGGGCAACACTCAAAAAATCGGACAGCTTACTTAAAGCAGGATTTTACACCCGAACTTACAACTTACGATCAGCAACTTTTCAATCTCAACTTCAATAGCATGTTGTACTGGTATCAAACTGCACAAGAAATAGATAGTTTATACCAGCTTGAAAGGTTAAAGGTTACATACTACGGCAAGATTACAGGCATTCAGGCAACGAGTTATGAAACATTGGCTGAAATCTACGCCAATAAACAAAGCATTGAAAAAGCTATTGCTGCTGAGAAAGACAATGAGATTGGTCAGTTGAAGAAACGCAATAGACGGTTAATAATTTCCAACACAGCACTAACATTAGGTATCACAGGACTAGCTTTTTCTACTATATATTTTGCAATACTATAGATATGGATTTTCAACCCAGAGATTTAGTTACAATAATTGGTGGTGCTGTATCACTTACAGGTTTGTACTATGCATTGAAAAGGGATGTGGTGAAAGTTTCTGCATCACTGAAGACAGTTGAATCTTACCACAAAAGAGAAGTAACAATGCTTGCCGAATCAATTAAGGATACTAAAGAAGAATTCAATAATAAGTTGAACATCATGAAAGACGAACAGAACAAAGCCATTGATAAACTGGAAGCTAAGATTGATGTGATTGCATCGCAAAACATGACAATTAGCACCAATCTTGCGGAGCTTGCCGGGTATATTAGGGGTACTAAATAACGCCTATGCAAACATTAGATCGTGAAAAGCTACATCGTGAATTACACGATGGAACAGGAGCATTAATCCCACGCATTCGTGAACTAATTAAAAAGTATAGTCTTAATACTACGGTCAATTCACTAGACAAAAGTTATCGTAGATGGGTAGATGCCTTAGATTCTAACAAGGCAAAGCCAGTTAGCCAACTTAAAAAGTTAGACAATCATTTAGGTGACTTCACCAATATGATAAATGAGTTAGTTCCTGAAGAAGCTAACCCACTTGACTTGCCACCGTCACAGGAATCAAACTACAAACCTTACAAGTTACCGATAAACCACAATAACATACTTATAATCGGTGATATTCATGTGCCTTATCACAATATACAGGCATTAACGCTGGCATTGAAGTATGGACTTGACAATGATGTCAATACTATCCTGCTCAATGGTGACATCATAGACTTCTATGCTATCAGCCGTTTTGAGAAGGATCCACGTAAACGTAACTTCGGGCATGAAGTGCTAATGACACGCCAGTTCTTAGGTACGTTACGCAAGCTATTTCCGAACGCAGCTATCTATTACAAGTGTGGCAATCATGATGTGCGTTATGACCACTACATCATGCGCAATGCACCCGACCTTTTGGGTATGGATGAATTCAACTTTGAATCATTGATGCACTTAGATAAGTTCAATATCACTTTTATTCCCGATAAGCAGATCATTCATGCAGGTAAGCTAACTATTCTGCATGGTCATGAACTGGGTGCATCTGTATTCAGCCCGGTCAACATCGCACGTGGTCTATTTTTACGTGCAAAAGACAGCGCATTGTGTGGTCACCATCACCAGGCAAGCGAACACACAGAGCCAAACATCAATGGTAAGATAACAACGTGCTGGAGTGTGGCGTGTTTATGCGAACTGCATCCCGATTATATGCCAATCAACAAGCACCATCATGGTTTTGCACACGTGAAGGTGTTAGATACAGGCGAATTTGAAGTGAGTAACTATCGCATTGTTAATGGTAAGATTCGATAACAAAAAGCCCCTACCGTTGTAGGGGCTAATTGCATCAATAACAAAAACAAATTAGCAGAGTTACACACTAATCAGCACAAAGATAATATGAAACGCAAGCCACATCCAAAAGTAATACAGCGTAGGTTAGGCAGGGAAAAAGCTGATGGGCTGTATTGTGATAACGTGATAGAGATAGATCCAACGTTACCACCTATGCGCTATCTTATTGTGCTTATCCATGAATATCTGCATCACATTCAGCCAGAATGGAGCGAAGAAAAGGTGGATGCTGAAGGCGAAGCACTGGGAAGGTTTCTATGGAAGCAGGGCTATCGCAAGGTGTCACAATAACAAGTGCGATAAGCTTTGTGCTTCTATTTCATCATCTATTACCTCAAGTAGTTTAGCAGCAGCTTTTAATTGCTCTTCGGAATAATTGCCATTGTCTTCCATCCATCTTAAATGAGAACGAACTTCGACAATTATATCATGCATCTTGGTTGCATTCATTACGCAATCAAATGCGTGCTGGTCTTCTTTTAAATCAAATGTTAGTGTTGCTTTCATTTTCTGCTTTGTTTGGTAGTCCTGCTTTGCAATCTGTATAACCTTCATTGTAGGAATTGATAAGGTTTTCCATTTCCCACATTTGCGCCTTCATCATAAAGGCATCTAGTTCAATCCATGATATTTTTACGGATGCACCTTGAAACCTTCTCCGTAGTGCCTTGCTTAGTCTACGCATTGCCGTTTCTTTTTTCTGTTCGCTCATAGGTATTTTACTTCTTTGGTTAGTGTATACAGTTCTTTATTGACTGATTTGATTTTGTGTTGCAGATTGTTTTTAACGTAACTTGTTTTAGCAGTTACAAACATCTGCAGTAGGTTAGTTCGCTCTAGTCTCAGCTCGTTTATTGAGCGCATCTTCTTTGCTCCCATTCATTTTCAGTATTTCGTTTTTAACATGGTAGTAGTATGCTTTCACACTATAGTATTCACCTGTGCCATCGAAATCATTGACTACATCGTCAGGTGCGTTTAGTAGTGCTTCATCTACGCAATACAGCGCAGCGTTAATGGCACGCATGTGCATGAGTGCTAAATCTCCATGCTGGTCACCTGCTTCGACTATATCAAAATAGTTCGAGTACAGTTGCCATGCCTTTTCTTTTGCTTTCATCTTTTAGTTTATTGATTAGTTCTATAACCTGTTCTTTGTTGTAGTAGTGCTGCATGCTATTGCGCACGTGGTCTTTAAGTTGTTCAGTTGTCATCGGATTGAAATATGCTAAAAAAATATGCTGGTATTTTGTTGTGCGGTAAGTTAATGCTTTCTGCTCTGCCACCTGTTACATTAATTTGGTCGGCTACTTCAATCATACTTCGATTCGTTCTGCCCCAGTTGGCTTGATTATAAAACATGTATGTGTTATCACCGTAGTCAGTATTGGCATAATGAATCTTTGTGGTTGGATCAAGCAAAACCACAAGCGCATAATCTTGGGAATAGTTACGCAGCACATCCAAACCACCAGCACTAAAACCAATTAGTGCGGTAGTCTTTGGATTGATATCTGCGATACTGGATAGCTTAGTGCCATATGGCACAATGTGTATTTCATAGCGTGACCACATCCATGCAGGTATCTGCTTTTTCATCCATGCAGGTGTTGCGTAATGCATCCCACACCAAATGATAATTGTGCAGAGTGCGTTCATTGCTTACCTCCTATCTTTTTGATTAAGTTATTTAAGAAATTGGCAACTGCTATCCATATCACTACAAATCCTATAATTCCAAGTATTGTTGTCATTGCTCACCTCCTTTGTATGTTTGGTTTAGCCAATCGTAACAATCCATCCAACCACTATAATATAAATCGTCGTCTGAATCTTTACACACCTTTCTAAGGTTATAGTCTGCATTTATAGCTTTTCTAAATCCAACATTAACAGCATCGTCCTTCGATGGTAATGCAGCTTTAATCTGCTCACGCTCCATTGCTTCGGCTGTTTCCAAAATATCATGATAGTTTTCTAAGGAAATAAATATGCCTTTCATTTCATATTTTTCAATAACTGGCACCACAGTTAATTGACTAAAAAAATAATCTACTGCTCTTTGCTTTTTCATAGCCCTAAGGTATTAAGGTATTCACGCCACATAGGCACACGCTCCTGAAGCTTTGCGATAGCTTCACTATCAAACTCCACAACCTTTTCGTGGATGCGTTCAGCGATGGGAATGTCAAATGCCCATTCGTCCTGTGGTGTTTCAAGGTTAGCATCCGGGTATTCACGCATAAAGCGTGGCATATCATATATCATATTACGTTCGATGCTCTTTGCCTTCTTTAAGAATACAGGATCACCTTGCGGATCTATCAGGTTCAGTCTTCGTGATAGTCGATACTTCTCATCGTTAATCATTTCGATAGGTGCGCTAACTAGTACGAAGCAGAAGGTAGCACGTGGTGCGCCTGTTAGCC